AAGGGTTTTACACATATATTTGCGGTTAAGCATTTTGCTGCCTATTTGAGCAAGTATCTTCAGAAAGGTATTGAGGGCGAGGTTCGTTTTCCAAGGGGTTTGAGGCTCTTTGGTTACGGTGGCTTTGATTGGTTGGAGCGGGGTATGTATCGGTGTGGTTGGTTGCGTCGTTCTATGTTGGAGCGTTTGCGTAGTGTCTATGGGACATTCTTAGTTACCAATAAGAAGGGTTCTATCGTTGAAATATTGACTTCTGACGGCAGTCGTGTTATAATCTATAGCGGAGGTGACTATCATGCCTGCAGTGATCAAGGGAGTCGTTGGTCGCAAGGAGGAAAGGGTCCTTCCTAACGGCAGGGTCATAAGGAACGTTGGAGTCTTTGATGGTGTTGATTATTGGACTATCTCCGTTTCTGATGGTCTTTATGATTCAATTATTGAGCGCAAGGAGTATGAGTTTGTTGTCAGGCCTAGGATTATACAGGGTAAGTTAATTATTGAGGCGGAGTCGGTCAAAGAGGTTCATCATAAAAAGGAGGTGTAGTTAAAATGCGTCGTTGGGGTATCCCATTGTCGTTGCTTCTGCTGGGGTCAGGGCAGCTGTTTGCTCAGTCTTCTGCTCCTGATCCTTCTGAGGCTTTCGGACAGGTGGTGACTGCCGCTACGGGTTATGTTCTTTCTGCTCTTGCGGCAGTTGCCGTCCTGTTCGGTTTAGTTCTAGGTATTAGATTTTTCATTGGCATTGCCCGACGATCTGTTCGTTAAGTCGGGCTGTGCCATTATGGAGGTGGGCAGGCATGAAGGCTCGGCTCTTCGTTGTGCTGTGTCTTCATGCCTGCCTTTTATCATTTGCTCTTGCTGATTTTGTTCAGTTGCCTTCTTCTGGTTATGAGTGTTTTTCTGATATGATGACTGGAGTTACTATTTGTTGCGATGATGGTGGTAATTGTTTTTGGGACTGCTATTATGATCCTACTCTAGGTGCTATGGTTTGTTCTGATTGTAGTTATGACGCTTCCGATCATACTGTTTCTTGTCCTGACGGTTCATGTATTGATCTAGACACTGGTTTGCCTTGTTATCCTAATGATTCTGGTGGCGGTCCTGGTGAAGATCCTGGAGGCGGTTCTGGTGGCGGAGATTCTGGGGGCGGTTCTGGTGGCGGAGATTCTGGGAGCGGAGGGGGTAGTGATTGCGTTTGCTCATATTTGAGTCAGATTTATTCAGTTGCTTCTTCTGTTGCTTCTCTTCTTCAGTCAATTCGTAATGATCTTGCATCTTATCATTCTCAATCGTTGAGCGTTTTTGAGAGTCGTATTAACACTCTTCAGAATAGGATTGAGAGTGCTTTGCAGTCAATTGCTTCTATTCTCTCTTCGCAAACTAATCCGAAATTGGATCAGATTCGTGATGAGTTATCGGTGATTAGGGAGGTTTTGAGTGGTGTTCGTGATTTGATATTTGACATTCGTGACTATCTTCATGATGATTCAGTTTTTCAGTATATTGATGATGTCGTCAATGCTACTTACGATTACTATTCTTCTGTTGGAGATCTGATTAGACAATATGCTCCTTATCTTTATTCTGAATTTTATAGTTCCTTGTATACTATATATTATACACTTTCTTCTCAGTCACAAATTGTCAATAATGAAAGTGCTCTTATTCTTGTTGAGCATGTTGGCTACACTCCAAATTTCATGTATGTTTATACTCCAGCGGGTTCTCGCTTGTATGAGTCGGGTTTTTTGTCTTCTGTTGTTTCGTATTTTAACAGTGCTGCCCAAACTCATCTTTTACCTATTGCTTCCCTTCCTTTCATGACAATTTATTTGAATCTTGATCATCCTACAGTTTACTGGATTAGGTTCTTGATGCGTTTTTTGATTTCTCTTTATCTTCTCTGGTTTTTCATGATGGGTAGGATAAGAGAATACACTTCTGTTTTCGGTGGATATGGAGGTGATTCTTAATGTTCACAAAATTGCTCTCTATTATTTTGGAGTTGCTAATGGACGGGATTGATAATCTCTACTGGTATGCTTACAATGCTGTCATGTATCTTTCTGATGTTTCTTCAAAACTTGCGCAACACATTTTGCAAGTTTTTCAATCAGCGTTGTCTTTTTTGCTTCTGCTTAATTTGTTCGTTCCGGTTGATTTACTTTGTGCTCTTGTCATGATTTGGATAGGTTGGAGGATGTTCTTACACTCAAAGAAATTCATCAAGTGGTTGATAGAGGTGATTACTCCATGATTCGTGCTTATCTTGGCTATCCTGGTTCTGGGAAAAGCTATGGTATGGTTGAAGATGCATTGGAGCTTTACAGGAAAGGTTACTTTATCTTTTCGACGGACTATGTTTCTTTTGCGGAGCGGGTTGATTTGAGGCGGCTCGGCAATTTTGAGTGGCTTCTGTCTTTTGATGATAGGGGGGCTGTTCTGTTGTTGGATGAGTTGGGTCTTTTGCTTTTTAGCAGAAACTTTGCGAAAAATGATGAGTCTGTTCTGAAAACATTTGTCCTGCATAGGAAAAAGGGGATTCATTTATGGTATTCTGCTCAATACTTTGATCAGGTGGATAAGGTTGTTCGGGAGGTTACTAATGAGAAAGTCTTTTGTTGTTCTTTGGGCAGGTTTTATATCAGGTTCTATTTTACTATGGGAACATTTCCTTCTTCGTTAAGGCTTGGTTTTTTCAATAGAGAGATCTTTGATATGTATGACAGTTTTAGTTATGCAAGGCAGGTTCTAAAGGTTTCAAAGTCAGTTAGTAATCTCATACGCATTCTAAGACTTTATGACAGTTCTTTAAGACATAGTAATAAACCAGTTCTGTCTAACATAATGAGGTTCTTACTTGAAAAGGCAAAGAGAGGGGATGAAGATGCAGCTTGGCTTTACAGAGAGCTTTCAAGTCGCTTGCATTCTGTTATTGTTCATGATAACAATAGGGATTTGGGTGTTGGTGATCTTGTCTTTCATGGGCAGGAGGTGAATGTTCATGACAGTTGAAGAAATTGTTTCTCTTTTTGCTTCTAATGTCTTGATTGCGGCTATTCTTGTGTCGGCGATAATTGTTGCTTATCAGATCATAAGGGAGGCGGTAGAGCCATGAGGTTTAATTTCTTTGTTCTTATTTTTCTCTTTCTCGTTGCTTTTCCTTTTCTTTTGCTTGGCTGTACTCGTTTCCTTACACTTTCTTTGTCTTTGTTCTCTCTTCCAGCTAAGCCTAATTCCGTTCCAGCTAAGCCTAATCCCGTTCCAGCTAAGCCTAATCTCGTTACTTCCAGGACTTCCGTGATTCAAACTGACTGTGATGCAGGTAAGTGCTGCATCAAAGATTGTACTAACAAACCAGTTGCCAGCCTGACTGCATTACATTATCGTCGTTGGCTTCTTTGCCGTGATCATATATATTTGTCAAGCAAGTTAGTTGAGGAGGCTGTCTCAAAAGTCACATACACTTACATTGTCTTGTCAATCTTTGATCTAGACTTCATCAAGGAGGTGTTCAGTTATGAGCAAAATAATGCAAGATCAGTCACTAAGGCATTATCTTCTCGCTAAGTCGGTTGAAGAGTTGTGTGGTCAATTAAGGTCTAGGCTTAAGGATTTTGTTGAAGCGGAGGCTCTGCTATTTCTCAAGTCTTTCGTGAATATGGATGGGTATGTTGATCGTGAGACAATAATCTCTCAAGCTTGCGACAATTTGCTCACTATTCTCGTTCTTCTTAACGCTATCTTGTTCCTTGACACTATTGCTCCTGATGAAGATCCTGTTTATGTGCGGCAACATTCTTCGGTCATAGACACACTGCTTAATGAGCGTCTAAAGCGTATCGGTTTCCGAAAGCGTGGCGATTCTTCAGACTCTCCTTCGGAGCCAGGATCTACTCCTTCTCTCTTCTGACGATGCCGTATCCAGCCTGCCCAACACCCAGGCTGGCGGGTTGGGGAAACCTGCCTGGGTGCCGGGAGGGCAGGTGTGATGATGCGGCGTCGTCAAAAAAGGCATCGGCGATAGCCGATGCCAGCGGTGGCAGGCTGGTGGCTCTATTAATTGGGCTTGTCTTATATAGTCACAAGTGTCTGAAAGGGGTTGTTGGTTTGTGTTTGCGTGGCATGTTTTTGGTCGGGTTAGGAGGATTCGGCGTTTGAAGGGTCGTCTTTGGGGTTGGCATAGGCTGGTTAGTTCTCTTTTGAGTGACTATTACAGTGTTTGCGTTACGCTTACATATGCTCCTGACCAAAGTTGGTGTCCAAAGGATATTTCGGTCTTCATAAAGCGTGTTCGCAATTACTACACTTATAGGGGTTGGCGTTTCATGTACTTCTGGGTGGCGGAGCTGCAGGGAAGGGGTGCGGTTCATTATCATGTTATCATCTTCGTTCCTAAGGGTCACAAGTTGCCTAAACCTGACGATGCAGGTTGGTGGAAA